GAGATGGGCGTACCATGGTTGTCAATTCAACCGGGCACTGATCCTGTAAGAGTGGAAATAGTTCACGAGGAATTGATATGAACAGACATGATTATTCGGAACTGGTATGGGAAACAGGGAAGGAGGAAATGGTGGGTATCCTCCGGAAAAGAGCTTCTGAAGAGAGAACGATTTCCTATGGCGAGCTGTCCTCCAAATTGAGATCAATCCAAATTGGGTATCACGATCCCGCGATGGGCCAAATGCTCGGACAAATCTCTGAAGAGGAGGATAGGTGTGGGCGTGGAATGCTGTCAGTCATTGTCGTCCATAAAGATGGCGATCAAAAACCCGGACCTGGGTTCTACGAATGTGCTGTCGAAATCGGACGGGACATCACAGACCGAGACCGCATGTGGATCGACGAGTTGAATCGTGTCTTTGCTGAATCGGTCAAGACAAACTAGGACGCCACCTTTTGATCAGTGGCCTGTGGACAACTTTCGCCTATTATTCGCCTACAATGGCCTGCATGGCGAACCCAACCGACCGGCACCGGGTGTACATGGTCTTTCAGGACCGCTACGGCTGGCACTGTCAGTTCCTAGAAGCCGATTTGAAGACGCCATTGCCCCGCAAGCTCACGTTCGCTTCACCTGACAAGATCATTGAACTGGTAGAGCGGTGGTGGCTTCAAGGATCAGGAGAGCCGACTGATGCTGGAACAGGGGATCTCAATGGGCCGGGGTGGAGTGTTCCTGAGCCTGACTGATGAGCAGTACGCGCGCTTACAAGCACCGACGAGAACTGCGACCTAATATGTAGGCTGCGAAAGAGTACCCTATTCGTCGGAGGAAATCTATGACTGATCCTGTAGCCAGTTGGTCAACGCTTGCACTCGCGATCTTCTCCCTAGCCGCCGTCGGAGTTGCATATTGGGGAATCAAGAAGCAGACAGAAAGCTTCGCCACATCAGTTTCGGCAGACATCTGCCTGAAGCTGATTGATCGCTTCGATAGTCCCGCAATGCTAGCCACAAGGAGCCTAGCCGCGAAGGCCTTGCTCGATAAGTCGCATCCAGATCAGGCTGACGATCTGTTCGATTTCTTCGAGCTCGTTGGCCTATACGTTCGGCGAAACATGCTGGACACAGAAGTGGCGCATTCGATGTTCTTCCACTGGACCAACCTTTATTGGCACGCCAGTAAGGAATACATAAAGAAGGAGCAGGAACGTTCTGCTGATATCTACCGCGACTTTGAAGACTTGTACGGTAGACTGCTGGCAATTGAGATGATGAATGCTCCGAAGTCCCGCGATATCAATCCAACCGAAGCTGACGTTGCAGCGTTTCTGAACCAGGAAGTCGTCCAGTAGCGCGGGAATGGTCCGATGTTTATTCTGGCCAGTATCGCCTGAAGATGCGGAAGAACGACCACCAGATTGAGTGCGGCTCACGCTCATGCCGAGTCGCGTCGAGCTCGGCCAGGTGAAGCTTTGCTTCACGGTCTTCCTTGCGAAGCCTTCTTTGGTTCAACTCCCATTCGACAGTTCCGGGTTGCCTGTCGATTTCGACCACGGCTGCATGGTCAAAGCCAGCTTGTTCAAAGCCGAGGGCTTGACCACCTGCACCAGCGCACAATTCCAAAACGGTCGGCTTTTTCATGTCTGCACTCCATTTTCTATCGAGCTGACCCGCAGTGCTAGCCCTCATTTTCGCCCCAGCCGTCGGCTACGGCCTCAGCAACCAGATTCTGCATTAACTTGACGGACGGAATCCGAGCTTGCCCGCGCGCGGCCTGCAATGATCCGTCTGGGCGGCGCCAAATGAACCGGTAGCCTGACTGCAATGCTCCATTGTCATAGATGTACCGGCACCACTGAAAGCAGAGCTTCCAGCCCTCGCTCATGTCGGTAGAGACTTCCTCCAAGACCTGAATCCGGGCGTTCTTAGCGGTCTCTTCTTTGGGTTGATCAACCATGGCTGCTCCTAATGCGACCATAATACTCTCATCAGGCTGATCATTGCAATACGTCTGATCGGTCAGATCAGATGCATTGCACGTCAAACGGAACTCATTATTCTCCTCTTGTTCCCTTCTACATTCATCATGGACCCGTCAGCGGGAATTTAGAACTGTGACCAAATGTTAATACTGGCGGCGAAACGCGGGCCATTACGCATCGAGAAGTTGCGTCTGAGATCACGACCGGGAACAAAATTGAACGAGGGCTGAACACCGTAGTTGTGCACAACGGCACATTGGGCAACACACCTAATGCTCTAATATCTTTCTGGGGATTAAGACCATGGGTTTCAATGACCACGACCACAGCGTAACGATTCCGCTTCCGCCCGAGGCTGGCGACATTGAAAGCGACAGTTTCGATCCCAACGATGAATGGATCAAGAATGCGACCGAAGAACAACAGATTGAGGCGATGCGTCGTTGGTTTTACGCCAGGTATGAGGACCCGGCTAATTCAATGCCCTATGACGGCCGAGAGGGTGGCTTCCAGTTCATCTGGGGCGGCCCATACGACCCCGATGAGGTGATCCAGGAACGCTTTAGCGCCGTGGTCCCATTCGATGTGATGAGAAGCCTGATTGAGGATTTGTGGCAAGAATGTGGAGACCAATGGGCTCCGGTTGACGTTGAAGATTTCGATTATGACGAGGAATTTGTATCACGTGTTGACGATCGAGACGAACCACTTCGATACCTAAAGGCCAGACTCAACCAAATCGACGCTGTCCTCGGCAGCGATGCGAACGCGCGAGAACCCGATCTCGTGCTGCAAATGGCTCACGGTTCCATGATTGCTTCCCTGGAGGCATTTCTTGCGGACACCATGACCTATTGGTTGAAGGCTGACAAGAAGGTCCTTCGCGACTTCGTTAGCCGAAACAAGGATTTCAAGAAGAGGTCACTCACGCTGGATCAGGTGTTCGAACGCCTTGACCAGCTTGAATCTGAAATGGGAGTCTACCTCCAAGATCAAATGTGGCACCGTCTCGATAAGATAAAGCCAATGTTGGTAGCGTCCCTTGGAATCGCTGTCCCGGAAATAGGCGATCTTATGAAGGCGGTTTTGGTTCGTCACGACATCGTCCATCGTGCGGGGCGCACGAGGGATGGACTATTGGTTTTAGTCACCCAGGGCGACGTTAAGCAACTGCGAGAGCTGGTACTTGGGTTTGCAACGGCTCTTGTCGAGGACATCGATAAGAGGTTTCCACGACCCACCGAGGAGTTCTAGATAATGCTGACAGCAAACTTGCGGTGGTTCAAGATCGCAGAATGATGCAAGCGCAGAAAAGGCCCAGATCGCTCTGGGCCTTCGCTGTCTGTGGGCTTTCCTTCTGGGATACACGGCAATCTTTCAACCTGCCGTCGTATCCTATTTCTGTGACCAACACGGGCTCCGTTACGGTGAGCAGTAAGGGCTACGAGCTTCTCGTACGCGAAATCTACCAGCAAATGCTCGACCAGGACCAAGCGGTGAACGTAGTCGTGCAACACAACGTTCAAATGCAGGGTCGTGCCACAAGTCATCAAATTGATGTCTACTGGGAGTTTTACCTCGGCGGAGTTACCCACAAAGTAGCTGTTCAAGCGAAAAGGTGGAAAAGCCCAATTCGCAAGGGAGATGTCCTCACATTCAAGGGCGTCCTTGAAGATCTTCCCGGGACCATAGGAATTATGGTTTCGTCGTCACCTTATCAGAAGGGCGCAGTTGAGGTAGCGGCAGCCGCCGGGATCACGATTTGCAATCTACAAGAAAACCTCGCTCCATCTTTCTTTTCTATCCCCGGCACAACGGTCACCATCGCGATCAAAGGATTCCTGCAGGCACCGAACGGCAGTCATCTTGGCATGGTTGCCGACGTCTATCAAAACATTCCCACAGTTTCCGATCTGGCGCTAAAGGCTGATAGCGAATGGCACCAGGCGAATGATCCATTGCCTGAGTCAATGATTCCTGGGGCAACGACATTGATCAATATCCCTAACCCGGCTCAGTTTTACGATCAGGACGGAAAGGAGCTGATTACCCTAACGAGAATCTTAGGGGGATTTTACGAAGAAATGCATCGAGAGGGTCAGATGAGCGCCCGGAAGACTCACAGGTTCGAAAACCCCACATTCTTAAAACTGCTCAACCCTCCAATGACAATTAAAGAGGAGAGCATATCAGCTACCATCGAGCTTACTCCCAAGACAACAGAGGTAGTGCTCAAGGCGACGAACGTTGCTGTATTTATCCTTAAGAATCTCCTCACCGGAGCAGAACATCACGTTGTTACCAGAAACCCTAGCTAATGAACGAGCGCAGAGTCTGGGCGCCGGACGCTCGCTGGGTAACCATCCTCTTTCGTGATGGCAAGCTGATCAAAGAATGGCGTGTGACTCTGGTCAAATAGATCACCAGGCGCGCAGAAAAACCCACCGAGAAATCGGTGGGAGTATACTCCGCTGATGCTGCCTAGCGTCACTGTCGAACTCGTAAAAGCAGAATGCGATGCGTTTGACCGGGAGAACGAACTGATCGAGGAGGCACTGAAGCAACTCCGAGCCCAGTTCCCCCTCAACACCGATGCCTCCCACGTACTCTTGAAGATTGTGGTTCTGAACCAGCTCTACAACACGCGGATAAACAGCGTGGACATGGAGCCTCTCGCCACGTACATAGCCGGGCTTGGCATCGACCCCCTTCTGGACCAGGGATCGTTCGTAGCCGTTGATCGCATCACAATCTGCCCTCCACTGCGGAGGTATCTCTCGTTTGCCTCCAAGTTCTGTAGCTGGCACAACCCCACGGCCTATTCCATCTATGACGGCAATGCCAGAGCATGTCTTTGGGCCTACCAGCAGCGAGATAAGTTCGGAAAGTTCCAACAACAGGACCTTCTGGTCTATGCGAAGTTCTGCGCAGCAGTGGTCAGCTTTAGCAGTCACTATGGGCTGGACAGTTTTAACCTCAAGCAACTGGACAAGTTCCTATTTCGCGCGGGAGGCCGGATTCTCCAGACAGGGAAAAGCCCCAGCCGATAAGGCTGGGGGATCAGTTCGTCCACGACGAGTTGCGCCCGTCGAAAGTCGAGTAGTCTCTGGATGCCGTGTAGTCTACAATTCCAACATCCTCGTTCAGGAGCCATTCACATGAAGCGTATCGCTCTTCTTGCGGTCGTCATCGGCTTTGGAATGTCTACTCACCCGGCAATTGCTCAACAGACTCCTACTCAGGAACCGACCGGAGCCCAACTACTTGATGAGTGCCAAGTAGTCGCGAAGGGAGGCCCCAACGCCCCCGAGGATGCTGCCGAGTTGGCGAAAGGTATGCACTGTTTTGGGTACCTGAGTGGTGTGGCAGACACCTATGTGTTCTGGAAATATACGAACAATACCCAAAAAGCGAAGGTGTATATCCCCGCCTGTATCCCCGAAGAAGCGACCACCTTCGAACTTGCAAGGGTCGTCGTGAAGTATTTGAACGACCACCCGAATCAACTGCACAATAGCTACAGGCTCTTGGTCATGCTTGCGCTTGAGGACGCCTATCCGTGCAAACATTAGCGGAACGTGAGGCAGCACATGCATTCGATTTGTTGGTTTTGGACGACCGGCATTCACAATCCGGAATGGGTACAAGCCGTTGCAGCGGTAGCGGTCGTGGTGCTCACGTTTGTTACGCTCGTCGTACTTTGTATTTATGCGTACGATACTCACACTCTGGCAAGGGCAAGCGTCGAGCAGATAGATTTAGTCAAGCAGGACAATGCCTTTCGCGCTATGCGGAGTTTTCACATCGCATACGATTGCATCTTTAAGGTTCAGGGTGACCTGACCGCCCTTGCACAATCCTTTTTGGATGGCACCATAGGGACTAAGCCGCAAGCGCCAATCTATCCAGACAACTGGCCTGATGTTGCATCCGCGCTCAATCAACGCATCCCGAGTACAATTCCGCCGACAATTTCACTCGGGATAAAGCTAAGGAAAGTTGATTTCGCGTTTAGAGAATACGAAAGCGCGTCGAACACTGATGACAAACAAGCGCGAGAAATCAGCGTTCACAAGGCAACTAAGGATGCGGGGGAAGAATGCAAGAGACTATCTGACGAACTGCCAAAATCTGTCACGCCAAAGGACTGAGGACACCGTGAAGAGTATTTCGTTTGGAACAATCTGTCTGCTCCTATTCGCCATAGGAAACGTCGCACATTCCCAAACCCCGGAACGGAAGCCGCTCGATGTCTACCTCACGTCCGACTGTTCGGATACGGTGGGAGGTATTGCTACCTCTGCCTTCCGGGAGAGGCTTCGCGCATCGGTCGGCTATTCGCTTGCGACGGGTCCGACCAAAGGGCATTCCGGTTGGGAGGTAATCCTGACGTGTGCTGCGATTCCGAGGCATGAGTCCAGCGGCTCCGCAGTGTCGTATGTCTTCGATGTGATTCTCCCTGATGGAGCGCGTTACTTCATTCAGCCGGGAGTCGGTGTAGTAGGTGTGGATGGGGTGAACGGGTGGGTGCAGAACCTGTTCTCCCAGTTCGACAACTGGGTAAGCCTCACTCAGAAAGGAATGAGCAACTGAACATGCTTTCAAAGACCCTCGTCATAATTGCCGCAGGAATCATGTTCACTCTGCAAACCCAGACTGCGGCCGTAGCGAAAAGGGCGGTCGTAAGTACCGCTCCCACGGCAAAGCCGAGCGAAGACGCACCTAACAAACGCGGAACTGAGACCCTTCCTCTCGTAGTGCATCCGGATACCCGCCCTCGCAGCAAAGACGAAATGGATTGGGTCGCGGAAAAGGAACGCACGGAAGCGTCTGAGAAGCATGTCGAGCTTGTCCTAACCGGAGTAGTTGCAGCAACCGGATTGCTGCAAATTGCTGTTCTCGGCCTTCAATGGTGGCTCATACGCCGACAGGATAGTCATACAGTCAATTCAGAACGTGCGTGGTTTTGGTGCAAAGCCGATATAACGTGGACGCCACTGGATAATGGCAAGCTTCAAGCGGAGGTCGGGTTTACCTATCTAAACAGCGGAAAGACCCCCGGTTTTATCAATGAGATAGGTTTTGCAATGGATGTACTTCCCAAGGGGATAAGCCTTCCAGATGTCCCCGAGGACTACTCCGGCAAAGACTATGAGAAATGGGGCGGAAGAGGATTGCTTGTGGTTCCCAACAATACCGTCAGCAGACTAGGTGGACTCGAAGCTGAAGGTTGGGTGTTCAAACAAATCGCATCCGGTGAGCAGGAGGTATGGGTTCATGGGTTTGTCAGGTATCGAGACAGCTTCGTAAACGACCAAAGAGAGAGCCGATATTGCTTCAAATGGAATCCGCAACGAGGTGGTGGCGAATCATCTTTCTCCATTCAAGGCCCCGAAACCTACATTCGCGCAACCTAAGAGTGGAGTGGGGTGATTCAGAGCGGTCTCGACATCGACGGACGTGACTAAGAGGAAGTCGAATGAGGTGGGTATGAGGAATCTGGTTCTCTGCGTAGTTTTAGGTGTCACAACCTTGGCCATAGAACCACAGGCCGCTGTGCAGGACCATGCTCCAACCGTGGAGCAATGTGTTGCGGATATGCGCCTTTGGAGTTCTCAAATGACTGATTACTGGATCGCCGACACTGCTCGAATGAAGTCGGGCACGCCGAACAAGAGCGAAGTAATGGGGTTGACTATCCGACAGCTTAGCGAGCGGTCTTCGGAAATGTTGGAGTGTATTTCCGTCGATCCAAGTGGGCGAGATGATTACAAGCAGGAGGCTTCTGAATACAACGCTGCCTATAATGATAGATTTGAACGCTTCATTGTCCGTCACCACCTAATGGATCAGGTGCTTAAAGAGGATAAGGCTGGCATACGCTGATGTGACGTTTGGATTGGTACGGGTGGAAAACGAAAGCCTGGCACCCCGCCGAAGGGATACCAAGTCTGTTGTGCGGAATGATCACGCTTCTTATAACTTATTCGATATACAAACTGTTGAAATACAAATCGATGTAACCAGTTAGGGTTGAAGACCCTGAACAATTAAACTGCACCTGCACCAGGGCGAGGTTCTGTCCGGATGGCACACTCAGCGTGTAGACGGCCTGCACCAGTTGGCCGGTCTCGCTGAACATCGTCGTCCAAGTTGAGCCACCGTCGAGTGACGCCGTGATGGTTGCCAAGCATCCGGTACCGTAAGCGAGCGTAGACGCCGACACATAGAGCTTGGCCGCTGCGGTAGTGGTGAGCGCAGGCCATGAATGGTACAACGCTTGACTGGTGTACGCGCCCGGTCCCGAGCCACCCATGTAGGTGTCGTCGCCGGGGTTCCCGTCGTAGCAGTAAGTCGGGTAAATCACCGAGGATGTGCCACTGGTGGTCGGGGCGGAAGTTGGACGATAGACGATTCCAGCGCCTGACGGAGTGAGCAGAGAACCAATCAGGTAATAGCCGAGCTTGTTCAGGAAGTCGGCGGTGTTCTGCGTCGGAATCGGCGTGATTGCACCACCGATAAAGCTCGGGTCGATGTAGTAGACCCAATACATCTGATTCTGGTTCAACCCGGTCAGCGTATACGGGCCTGCGGGGAGACAAGCGACTGACACAACGAGTCCAATGCTGGCCGTGAATGGATCGACAACGATGTCAGCCAGACCGCCCGGCTCTGCATAACCGATTAGCGTTCCAGCGGTGGTAACAGGTATGCCGCTGGTCACAATAATGGCCAGGGTGATTGAGATGAGAACGTTATCGACTTCGACCCAGGTGGAGAATGTTCCGGATGGACGAAGTGAACGAATCCTGAAGTTATAGAGTTGACCCGCTATGACATTGCCCACGAACGCAGCGAACAGAGCCACATCGACGGTCCCACCAGCTAACCATGCACCTGCTCCGACCAATTGGTATTGAATCTGAATCTGCGTGACGGTGTTATCCAGCGGTGCAGTCCACTCTATTTCAGCGCGCGGGAACACATTGCCATCTGCACCAACGACAGCGGTCGCTGCCGAACTGATGACAGTCATCGACCCCGGAGGCGCTGGCGACAGTGGAATCTGTGAGGGCATCGCCGGTTGGTCTGTAATCAAAAGCTCCTCTGTCATGTTCCACTCGTACACGCTCGGGTCAGTTTCATTGACGGTGATGGACGTTGAGATTTAAAGAGCGCCGTCATCGCCTGCGGAGTTCCGCATGGGCTGGACAATCAACTGGGTTTTGTCTACTTCGAGGTATTTGTCGGTCCAACCAAACTGACCGAAGGTGAACTCCATCACATCGCACGGCTGCATCTGCCATGCGGCCAGACTCATAGGGAATGATCCAGAGCCTTGCTGCCTGTTGCGAAGCAGGCCAATCATGGCGACACGCTGGGCTTGTACAACCGAGATGACGCCGCGAAAGGTCAGTTCCTGCGGCAATGTGATACCACCGTCCTCCATCAGGAACTGGTTGGCTGCGAATCCGTGCAGAACGTCTTGAGCTACCTGCGGATAGTTGGTCATCGACCAACTGAGAGCCCACAAGTTATTGGTAACTCCGTAATAGAATCCATTGCGGTCGAAGTAGTTGCCGGTGAGTCCATAAGGATAGTTTGGTGCAAGATACGTCCCATTGACGCAGTTCACGAGGTCGCGTTGCTTGCGATAGTCCGACCAGTCCACATCGCCAACGAGAGTGCTCTCATTGAAGGAGAAGCTCGGCCCCTGCCAGTAAGCGGGGATGATGTTCCACTCACCACCGACGCGGGAGAGCTTGCCCGCTGCGCTGGTCATCATTTGAGCGAGGATGTCTCCCGGACTGGTCGCAGTATCCCAGTGCATGTGTTGCTGATAGTTGGCCTCATTGCCCTGCGAGGTCATAATCAATTCGTCGCACACGTTGGCCGCTGCGATGAGTTGAGCCTGATTCACGGAGCTATCCCCGAGACCGAATGACTGGATGGGGTCCGAGGTCAGAATGTCATTGACTTCCAGAGCCCAGTTCGAACTGAAGCTAGTCGAGCCGGTGCGCGGATCATAGAGCGGCTTGCCGTTGACGGTAATCCGAATCTCAGGCTGTGATGGAAACTGAGTTGTGTTGGCACCGACGTTGATGTACAGATACGCGATGCCCTGTCCAATTGCGGTAGTCGGCCATGCCGGATCGTTGTAGTGAAGCTCTTGGCAGTAATCGCCGGCAACTTGGTCGCCGAATCGCGCCTCGACATACACGAGGGATGAGCTTCCACCACCGCCGCCACCACTGAAGTTGTAATGCTGACCACCGGGACCGATGCCGTAGCCTAGACCATACCCCGGCTGTGTTGGGTCTTGCTGATCCGCAGCGGCAGCGCCACCGAACGTATATGCGCCCTGAATCTCTGCTGTCGCGTGGGTGTAGCCTGTGCCACCCGTAATCATGGTGACAGTCCAAGCGCCTACAACAAAGTTAGTTCCATACCCACCCGCTCCGGAGTTAGTCGCCCAGGCAGAAGCTCCCGTGCCATCGCCGACGATGCGGACACGGAAGCGAGTCGGCTTGACGTTGGTGAAACCACTGCCGCCCGTCGCTGTTATGCCGGTGATTGCTCCAGCAGAGATTGTGACCACCGTTGTCGGCGGTGTCGAGACAGCACCACATCCGATGTTCGCGGCCATGCCGTTCTGAGAGAAGTAGACGACGCGGCCATCAAGGTAAATGTTGATGTATGCGTCAAGTTCGTGGTTGGCGACGGCAACGACGAAGTTATAGATATAGTTCCCACCTGACCCACCCGCTCCGGTCGTTGACTCGTAGACGATTGCCCCACCGACTCTTTGCTGACCCATGATGTACTGTCTTGGTTGAGCAAGGGAACGAGTCGAGATGTTCATGCCGCGATTGGAAGTAAGAGACTCGGCGATGGAGCCCGCAAGCATTCCAATGCCAGCACCAGCCAGACCAGTCTCGATAGCACCGAGCGCACCGGACAGGAACAGACCAGCGGGGATAAGCTCGGGCGCAAGGATGGCAGTGCCGATGAGTAACGCATCCGCTGCGAGGATTGCTGCACCTGCGACGGCCTTGCTCATACCCGCCACGCTCTCTTTATGCTCATGATTGGGATCTTCTTGAGACCCTTCTCACCGGCGCAGACTATCTCCCGTCCGCTCAGGTGAACCAATCCGGCAATGACTCTGCCCGAGTCCTCAAGGACAACCAAGTCGCCCCGCTGTGCCATGAGGGGATGCATAAGCTCCGTTAGCTGATGCTTCGCAGCGCAATGGGCGGCGGCATCTTCGACTGTTCCCTTCTTGATACCAGTGACCTGTTCAATTGCGGAGAAGGCGGACTCTTGATCGGTATAGAGCCCTCTGAAGTCGCTGGCGATGTCTACGCCGGTCATTGCTTCAATTCCATTCGCCGCGAAGAGGGCGCAATCATGCGAACCCCAAGCGAATGGGAGGGACCGGGCGTTGACCAGGAACTGATGCAGGGATCGTGTAGCCCAGTGCTTCGCTCGAACGGGTCTGATTGGAGAGGCTATGGGTTCCATAGGAGAGCCTGGTCTGCAAGTTGCTCCACGAAGGAGCAGAAGGTATCGCCGGGGTAATACAGTTGCTGGTCAGCGTCCGTGTATCGTCGCTGATTAGCCCGTTGCAGATTGGCCAGCTTTGATTCGAGCGAGAGAGTTATCGTCAGTTCCTGAGTGCCGATACGGAACTTCGGTTGATCCACAACGCCGACAAACAGTGGGTAAGGAACCCCGATGATATTGCCGGATGGGTCGAGCAGACCGAAAGAGATAGTGACCGGCGCACCTTGCTGTATCTCCGTCTGACAGGATGTGAACAACAGTGGGTCGATGCCGCTCAAGCTGATGGTTGCCCCGTATGCCTGAACGTCAGTGCCTTCTACGATTGGAGAGAACTTGCCGAAGCTGCCCGTTCCTGTGTACGTGTTACCGCCGTAGACGAGATTGCCGACTCCGGTCCAGCAATAGATTGAGGCTGTCGCGAAGGTAATCTGCGCCATGAAGATCGGTCGAATGGCGTTCGACAGGAGCGGTGCCACCATGGGTGTGCTGATGTCACGCGGCATGTTATCTGACCTCCACGGCGGAGATAGACACCTGAAGGAGCCGCGTAAAGTCCCCATGCCAGCTACGACTGTTCTTAGAGAGCTTGAACAGGCCGACCGTGTTGACCAGATTGATTGCGGTTGCGTTGGGCGGTGATTCTCTCAGCGATGGCCAGATTGAAATGGTCGCGTTACCCGATGAATCGGAGTTCACGTTCTCGCAGACGATGTGCAGGCGATAACCGATCTGGAGATAGTCCCCACTGAGCAACTGCCCGAACACATTGGGAGTCCAGCCGCTGGTGACGAGCAGGGTCGAACTGATCAGGTTGTATGTCCCGGTCGTGTTGCAGACTGGTGCGCCTTCAGCGGCTCCTAACGGGGTGGTTGCGAACGGATCGCCGATCTGAAACACGTTACTGATGCCGCGTAGCTCGGCCATGAACCCACGCCAAGGCGATGCTGTCCAGCGATTCATCTTTGGTAGCGTGAAGGAGAGAGACCAGCTATCAGCACCGGGCCAGGACTGCGTTTGATTGAATGCGGGCACATACGGAGACGCAACATTGGCTACCGTGTCTGTAAAGGTCACACTCAGGTCGCTCAGGCCCGGACAACTGGGTAGCGGGATGAGTGTGTACTCGTTCCCGCTGGGCAGCGTGATCGTAGAAGACATAAGGGTTCCGTTGTGGTCCGTGATGCGTCGAGTTATGAACTGGGAACTTACCGACTGGGACGACGGCGGGCGTCATCCTTCTGGGCTGTATGAACGCCAGCCAACAGATGCGGGGCGGCGGCATAGATAGCCCGCTGTGCCGCCTGATAGACCGCTGCGGGGTCAGTGGCTCCACGGGCGTCGATTCCACCAAGGTGTATATGGGTATCCCCGCCGCCACTACCGGCCATGATGGCCGATGTATCGCGAGCATTGTTGATCTTCGAGGTCGAGCCGACCTGCATCAACTCGGGGCCTTGTTCGCCGGTCATGTAGAAGTCGCCGGGTGACAGAACGCCGCCACCGGCCATCATGCTGAGTGCTGTCAGTGCCGGAGTAATGAACCCGCCCACTGAAGACGCCGCCTTCGGCATCATGGCGTTGAACATACTCATAGGTACCTGTGGGACTGATCCACCAGAGTGAAAGAGGCTGCTTACTGCGGCCCCTGCCATCTTTACCCACATTGGGTTTGCTTCCGTGCCAAGCTTCCCAAGGCCCAGCCCCTTCATCAAACTGCCTTCAGCATCCTGAAGACCTGATCTGGCTACACCTGTAAAGATGGCTTTACCAGCTTCTTGGAACGGGTGATCACCCGCCTGCGGCCTGGTTGTCAGAACATGAACGATGGCATTGTTCACATCACCGAGAGCACCCTCAACGGTTGACTTGAACTGTGCTCCCCAGTCTTCAGCCCGGTTGATGATGCTATTGAAGGTCTCATCCATCTGCCCGGTGAAACTCGTCTTGAACTCTTCCGCGCCATCTGTCACTTGCTGGATATGATACCTGTAGGTGACCTGACTTATCTGATTACCAACGTCCATCTGCTTGGCGGTGTTCTCATCCGAAGGAAGCTCTTTCTTGAGCTTGTCAAGCTGCTCATTCAGTGGCTTCAGTTCGGCAACGTAGGCTCTGGTGGAAGCAGCCGCAGCAGCGATTGCCGCCTGATGAGGGTTCATCGCACCAGTAGCCTGTGATGCCTTCAGCTTTACAGCGTCGAGTTCCGCTCCGAACTTGGCATAGGCTTCGTATCCCTTCGCCAGTTCTGCTGCGATCTTGTCTCCGCCCTCATGGGGCTCCATGTTGATAGAACCACTGATGTCATCGGGAATGTTCCCTGGAAGCTTTACACTCTTTCTGATGTCCTCAAACTGCTTCGACCGCGCCTCATAATCGGCATAGAGCTTATCCTGGACGGCTTTGTACTGATCCGAACCCTTGGCGAATGCCGATAGTCTGTCAGACCAATACTTAATCTCATCCTCGACGGACATCCCCCAATAAGCCTTCTGCTTCCTGAATGACTCCTCCATGCCCTTGAGAGCTTCTGCATTGGCAGTGTTACTGTCCCCCATCTTCTGGTTGCGGATTACCTTGCCGGAGTTGGCGATCTGCTGATTGAAGATGTCCCCAGAGTTCTCAAAGATGTCCTTACCGCCAGCAAGCATTGCATTGTTCTTGTCCTGATTGCCATATACGTTCGCATAGGGAGTGGGATTCCCCAAGTACGACACGTTTCCGTTGATCAGTGCGCTTCTCTTGGCTATGGCGTCGAGAGCCTCTTTGACGATGCCATCGACTTCAGCTTGGCCGACGCTCTGCGCGGATTGCGCCCCTTCGGGAGTCGTTGCGCCACGGACTGCTTCCCTTGCGGATCGCTCCGCGTTGTTCATTCTGGTTCTGTAGCCCTCTAACATCGTATGGGTGTCGTCTGTATTCCCACCTTCGCCATACTGACCGAGCAGTATCTGCCACTTGCTCACGCTGGTGTCTGCGAACAGCTTGTCCATCAGGCCCAAGTCTGACTTCAACGAATCAGCCAGTGTGTCGGCGGTTACTCGGGCATCATCCAGCGCGAGTGCCAGAGCATTGCTCGGCTTTTTCGCCATCTTGTCGTAGGTTTCGTCCAGCTTGGCACCGGTCAGAGTGAGGGTGTCCAGTTCCTTCTCCAGCTTGCCGTGTGACTCTTCCCATGCAGCGGCATTCTTCTTAGCGGCCTCCTCAGTCTTGTGAACAAACTCAACGATCTTTTCCCCGACCTCATAGATGGTCTTGGCAAGAGCGAAGACTACGACCGCATCGAAAGCAGCGGTCATGGCCGTGCTCAATCCCGGTAACTTCGAGATGATGCCCTGTAACCCACGCGGGATGCCAAGGCCGAGTTCTTCCGACAGCAAGCGGACAGACTCACGGCTCTGTTGCATCTCTTCCCGCATCTGAGCAGTCATCTGCTTAGTTACAGCTTCGGCTTCGCGACATGAGGTCTTGAACTGCGCCAGTTCAAGCTCCATCGAAACCGACACGCCCGCAACTGTCTTGCCATTCGCCATAAGTAGTCCTTAATAGTTCGCGTTTTGGTACTGGCCTTCAAGGCCGTTCATCTCAAAGTGCTTGAGGACAGCATTCTCGGTGGTGTTATAGAACACGTCATAAAGCAGAGTCGTGGATGCTGGCAGCGTGGCTGTCATCGTGACCGTGGTCGAGTTCACTGTGCAGGTAGCTGAACTGGCGTTGATGGCGACGTTCATCACGGCGGGAGTGGTCGACGGAGCCACGCCGATAGAAGTCACAGTCTGTGAGGTTCCATTCGCCGTCACGCATTCATAGTTGGTATCCGACGCCACGGTCGAGAACCGGATGAGAACGTATGAGCAAGCAGGATTGTCACCGGCGATCAGCGTGTTTACCGAGCATGAGTTTCCCAGCAGTCCCATCCATTGACGCACCGTTGCGTAGTCACCAGCGGCTGCATAAGCCATGATCCAAGTCAATGTGGGTTGCTTGCTGGCTAGATAGGGTGCGCTGTATCCATACCACCCAGCGGAGGAGCCTGTGGTTGCTGCCGAGGTCGCTTCCAGTAGTAGCGGCGTGGTCGTAGTGGCTGAAGCAAGAGCCGGTGTGCCGTTGGCGGATGTCATATAGTCGCCCTGGCAAACCCATGCTGGAGTAGGAGACGCGAAAGTACCTACGACACCTATCAGGCACCGTTCAACGAAGCCATGATTGAATCCCAGATCGAAGCCGGAACCTGTTGCTCCGGTTGGGCCTGTTGCGCCAGTGGGGCCGGTAGCTCCGGTTGCCCCTGTTGATCCGGCTGGTCCCGTAGGGCCTGTGGCTCCAGTCGAGCCGTTTGTGCCGTTCGTGCCAGCGGTTCCTATGAGCCCGGTCGGGCCTGTTGGCCCGGTTGCTCCTGTAGCTCCAACAGCGCCCGTCGCGCCGGTGGGTCCAGTCAATCCAGTAGGGCCTGCCGGACCGGTCGCACCAGTGGGGCCGGTGCTTCCCGTAGCGCCGGTTGGCCCGGTTGGTCCCGCTGGACCCACGGCCAACCCAACGACCATGAGCGCAGCCTCGTTCGGCACATAGAGGTCAAGGTTGCAAGAACCGCCAGCGGAGCCTGTCGCAGCGGTACAGAATGCACCACCGCCTGTGACAGCCGGTCCAGACCCCGCTGGCTGAACGCATTGGTAGCCGATGCCGAGCAGTTGCTTGCCGTTGATGTTCGACACCACTGTGACGTTGAAACAAACGTTCTGCGGATTGGTCAGCGCAGTGTCGGCAAGCTGGAGAGAGAACGCACCATTCGTGACTTGAGCAGAAACGGCAGTGTCGATGACCTGTCCGAGTCCATTGACCCGATAGCTGATGGCAGCGCCTGAACTGTTGGTGGGAGCGAAATAGATGGTCGCGTTCGTGATGAGTGTGCCGGTTGAATCCTGAAGATGCGTGCCGCTCATTGCCACGTATCCGAGCGGAGTGGTCGCAGACGCGGGGACAGCGAACGCGAACGCAGCCAGGAGCGTGGGCAGGAGTTTCTTCATATAGGGAGTCCTATTAGATAAGTGCGATCTTGTAGCACTGAACGTAGCCATCAACCGTGGTCACAACGATTTCATTCTGGCCGTCAACGATGTGCCCAATAAGAGCCGAGCCTTCACCGCCGCCCTGGATATTGAACTGACCGTAAGGAACTCCAGTCAGAGGATTGGCAATGGTCACTGTGCCGGACATATCGACAATCACAAGCTCAACGCCACCGTTGTTGAACACATCACCGATCTGGATGGAACTGTTGATGGTCACGCCGTAGTAGGCTTTCCACTGCGTATGCCCGAGGTAGTCCGCGTTGACTACGAAACCCGCGTGGTCCGCGTATGTATAGGTGGAGTAGCCGCCGACCGGGGGTGAGATAGCAGCGCCATTGTCTACGCCCGCGTATGTGTCTCCATAGTTGCCGGCCGTAATCGCCATGACCGCGCCGGTCGCTCCATTGAGAACAAAGAAGTGAGATGAGCGGCAACCGACCAATACCTGTATGGTGCCGCTGTTGTTTATATCTGCGGCGTGAATGTAACCGTCGAGCTGGTTCGTGCCTGAGACTTGCTCGGGCATCACAGACCACTCGACCGCGCCCGTCAGGTAATTGAGGACATAGACAAAGCCGTTCACTGACTCGACTACGATGTCCAGCCAGTTGGCGGTCGGGTTGCCCGTCACGTTCATGACGAGGGGAAACGGCTCCATGTTCTCTGAGACTTCATACTTCCAGATGATTGCGCCGGTGACCGCATTGAGCTTGAGGACTTCGCCGTCGAAGCCTGTCACATACAGGTAATAGGTGCCGGATTCATCGGAGAGCGTCCCGGCATGTTGAAAGTCGATGTCCGAGGAATAGAGCGGGGTGATGGCGTAGTGGCTGGTTGTGTTGGGGACGGTCGCCAGAGGCGCAGTCAACGTGACAGCGTGAGCACTGACGCTGGCAACTGTTCCGGTCTCGCCCACCCCGGTACCGCTGGTGATGGTGAAGACAGCGCCGTATGTCGGGCCTTCGATGCGCGGTGAGAGAAACTCTCCCACTGCCCAGTTCTGAGTGGTGTCTGTAATCACCGTTGAGGTTGCACTGGTGACTGTGCCGGTACCTTCGCGGGTGAAAGAGTTGCTGACTTGCCAGTTGTTCGCACCGAGGTAGTTCAGACTGTGAATCTGCCCGTCGTGGGATGCGCCAAAGAAGGTCGTGTTTCCGCTGCCGTCTACGTTGCCCGCCTGAGCGCGGCCATAGTTCTGGTTACCAAACGCCTTGCGCCACATGAGCGTTCCATTGCTTGCCTGAAGTACATAGAAGTACCAGTCATATCCCTGAAAGGCTATGGCGGGAATGCCTTGGTCGGTTGTCAAGATCGGTGTCGAGTATGTCTGCCCGCCAGCGGGCATCTGATAGCTCCATTCTTGAATCACGCTGATGGAGCCGGTCGATGTGACCGGAATAGAAGACGCTGCGGGGCCTTGGGCTCCCATCGCGCCCGTTGCGCCCGTTGTTCCCTGCGGGCCTTGCGGTCCAACTGGGGATGTCAGACTCAGCGCGACCATGTTCGGCGTATAGGTATCGAAGTTGCAGGAGCCGCCAACAGAACCAGTGGCTGTTGTACACCATGCGAACGACCCGGTAACTGCGGGACCGCTGCCAGCGGGTTGAACGCAGTTATATCCGGGGCCGAGCAGATGCTTTCCAGTTACGTTGTCCGTGACGGTGACAGCGAAGCAAACGTTAGGGGCCAAGGTCAATGCCGTGTCCGCAAGCTGAATGCTAAATGCACCATTGGTAACAATGGTGCTGACCGGGGTCATAGTGGCTTGCCCGAGCCCGTTCACCTTGTAGCTAATTGGCAATCCAGAGTTATTGACCGGTGCAAAGCTGATCGTCGCAGAGGCCACCACCGTGCCCGTCGAGTCTGTGAGGTGAGACGCGCTGACCGTGACGTACCCGAGCGGTGCCTGCGCGAGTGCCTGGATGGTGAGGCCGAGGCACACGAGTACGACCGCGCAGGCTGCACGAATAAGCTTCATGGGGATGACTCCGGAAGTTAGTTGATGCTGATGGTCGGGCCGATTGCGCAGCCGCTCATCTGAAAGGCGAATCGCTCCGCAAGCTCTGTGGGGGTCTCTTCTTTGACCTTTTGACCGAGCATGAAGTCAGAAGCGGAGAGCGGTTCCTTGGGTCTCGCCATACTGAAGTTAGCCGTGACTGAGGCGATGATGCCGCAGAGATAATTGTCTCTATCCAACTTGGCTCTATGACGATGAAGAAGTGCCGAGAACTGACGCGGCGTCAGGCACCAGAACTCAGCGTCGGATAGGGTCAGATCGTACCGTGCGGAACTCCAGAGTCCCATCCATCGCTGCGCGTTTGTTAGCTCTGGCCCGGTTTGGGGTCCGCGTCGTCTTCTTCAGGGTCGGACTCAGCCATGCCCGCAGACCACGCTGTCAGGATCGAGCCCCATGCTTTACTGAGGTTCTTCCGATTGATGAGGGCCTTCGCTTCGGCATAAGTGACCTCGGGATGGTTCGCGTGGATGCAGGCAAACAGCATTGACTGAACGAGGCGGATAGATGGGGAGTTGATGTCCTTGGTGCGCAGGCCGGTGAGCAAGCTGCGGTCGGTCAACTCTTCAGCAAGTGCGATGCTCTCGAAGTCGAACAGCAAAGAATACTCTTTCCCGTCAATGGTTACAGATGTAGACGGCTGGACTGGATTGTGTTTCATTGGGTCCTCTATCGAGACAGATTGGGGAGCATTGATTGCTCAACGCGCCCCAATGGTTCAATTACGATCCTGTCAGGACGGTAACGAAGCTATTCAGCTTCAAAGACAACTTGAAGGTAATGGCCTTGCCAGCATCGATGGACATAGGCAGAGGATTCTCACTCACCCAGGCCGTGAACTCGTACACGTTCCCCGTGGTCGCTTGACCTGCAATAGGGGGAAGCTGCACTTGGAAGCTCTGAGGCAAGCCGGAAACATAAGCCGCTTGCACAGCAATGAAACCTGGATCGGCTGGATTAAGCACGCCTTCAAAGGATGCTTCCCCCGGATCGAGGGTCGTGAGTACAGACTCTTCAAGTACGGAAAGTCCCTGTAGTGGACTCGACGTATTGGTCGTCTGATCCCACTTATACTTCTGGCTTGGCATGGTGAATGCTTTGAGGGAGAAGATTTGAAGTCCGGTCGGAGTTGACGCTGGTGCCAGCGTGTATTTAACTGGCGGTGTCGTTGGAGCGGGAGCTGGAACTGCGAGAGTAGGAACGGTCGAAGACATTACTAGGGCCGCACCTGCGCCGGTGCCTGATTTAGTCGCCATGGTGTTATCACCTTTCAGGTGGGGTGAGTGTCTAGCCTTCGAGGTAAGTGATAAGGACAGAGACGTTGGTTGATGACAACAACGCATCGGACTGATAAACATCCGTGACGTTATCTACTTCTGCGAACCACACTTGCGGCCCGCTTGGGAGAGTACCTATGTAGCCGCTGAACGCGCGTTTGACGGCCAGCGCCAAGTTATGAGCGGTGATGTAGCTTCCCGGCCCGAACGATGCAAGACAGCTAAACAGGATGCGGGCGTGAGCCATGCCGATAGACCCGCTGATGTCGTAGTCTGTGACATCGGAAACAACCTGATAGGCAACGCATGGAAAAAGACTCGCTTGAACCGGCGCGGGGATAGGCTGTATAGAATTGCCGCCCGCAATGATGTCCGTGACAGAGGACTGCGAGAGCAGATAGGAAACGATTCCGGAGATAAGGGACATTCAATCGTCCTAACTGTTCCACGCTTCGAGGTCAGCAGCGCCGTAAGAGTCATCGCCACCTGATGAGGTCTCGCTGGTGAGGTCTTCCTCAAGCGAACCAGCCAGACTGGATATCATTGCGTCTACCGCAGAGCTAATCGAGCTATCGAATGCCCGCAAAATGAAAGGGTTGGCGTCGATATGGCGAGTCACGCGGCCACCTTTGCGTTTGCGGCCGCCCTCAACGTGATCGAAGCCGGCCTCAATCCAGGCGGCTACGTGCGCGGTATCCCGCGATGGGCCGACTCTTACAATCGGATCGTCCTTCGTGCCGACCGTAACTTGCACGCTGATGTCGGCCTGAAGGATTCCAGGTGGTAAGGCATCGGAGCCGGGAGTCGGCGTGTCTGTACGCACTGGACATTCAGCAGCGATTGCCTCTTGCAACACATCTCCGCCAGCTTGTAGAGCCTGACGAACCGCGCGCCTTGCTACCCGTTTGGGCATAGCTTTGAGTAGGGCTTCAAACTGCGTGGTGTCTATCTTGAGGTTCAGACCATCCATGTTAGGAACTCACTGTGTCAACACTTGTGCAGGCCATCACCAGAACGCGATGACGGCGCTGGATGTCGTCCACATCATTTACGAGGTAGGTCTGATCGCCATATACGATCTGGTATCCCGGCGCTAACTCGACCGCTGGATAACGGATCGTTATGCAATCGGTTGTGTCCGATGCCAAGGTGGAGTTCTGAAACGAGAACCTGAACGTCTGCGATGAGGTCGATTCGATCTTTGCCCGTGTTGTGAGCACTGTTGTCCATGTCGCACCGATCTGACCTGATGCGTCACGAGTCGAACTGGGAGCATTGATGGTGATAGCGTGCTTGAGTTCGCCGGGTTGAATTACGCAGGGGTCTGACATTAGCCCTCCGCATAGAAGCTGTCAAAGGTCTCACCGAGGAGAAGGGCGTCAACAGCGAATTCCAGGGCCCGTGGAGGATTCACGGAGGCTGCGTCCCGATTGTTGTACCAGAAGCTGATGAGCAACAGCATGGCCTGAATGATTGTCTGCGGGCATGTGTTGACGGTCACGCCGTCCCCGTAGGTGCCAGCCACCCAAATGACCGTGACGTTACCGGGCATGAAGTTCTGACACCACGGCCAGTAGAGAAGCGACGTGGGGAAGATGCGCGCTGGCTCTGAATTCACATCGACCGTGTAAGTCGTAGGGTCGAGCGTTTGAAGCGTGCCGGTCTGGTCGAGATATGTAATCGACGTGACAGACGCGCAGCCGGGGAGAGGCAACCTGATGGCAAGCTCCTCCCAGTAGCGAGAGAAGAAGGGGAACTGCCGGTGTGCGCCGACTGTGGAACTGAAGTTTGGGTATGGGAAATAGTCCATCGTGAGTTGCATCGACCGATGGAAGATCGCTCGCTGCATTTTCTTCTCACAGAACTGACGCGCTGCAACAATCAAGGCGCTGATGAGATTGTCATCCGCAGTCATGCTCACATCGACCACGCATTGCTGCTTGGCGAGAGCGAGTAAGACGGGCTCAACGACCGGCTGCGTCAATGTGCGGTAACTCAAGGGCATGATGTCTTACCTGATAGCTGGGTGAGGCTCGACGGGGCTCCCTTTCGAGAGCCCCATCTATGGGTTAGGCGTGTACGAGTAGACCCTTCAGGGGAGAAGTGCCACCTGGAGCGA